ACAGAGTCAATCTTTTGTTATGAGTAATGAAGTGATTGGCTCTGCTTTCCATGAGGAGAATAAAAATATGAAGTTTATAGAAAAAGAATCAGATTTTGTTTGGCAAGATAATGCCACAGGTAAGTTTGGTAAAGGTAAAAATTGCCCATTCCAAAGTGGAGTTCTTATAGCAAGTATGGGAGATCCTGTACCTGATGTTAAGATTTCACCTAAAAAAGCACCTGCACCTAAAACAAAAGCTGTAAAACCATCAGAAAATAAGTAATTAAAAGGAGTTAGATATTGAGTCATCAATATGTAGATAAGAACACCTTAAAGACTTGGATGGGCTTATCAGGATCAACACAAGATACAAATTTAGATTATGCACTAGATGCAGCTTCTGCTGCTATTGATGCTTTCTGTGGTAGGCAATTTACTATATCTGCTGCAGTAGAAACTAGATTGTATGATTGTGAATTCATGGATTATGCAGATGTTGATGATATTGCTACAACAACAGGGCTTATAGTTAAAACACTTAATGCTGATGGCTCAGTTGCTGAAACACTTACTTTAAATACAGATTATTATTTAGCTCCTTATAATGCAGATAAAGTAGATCCTATATTGCCATACACAAAAATAATTATGGCTATAGAGAAATCAGGTAAAGTTTTACCTACAGAACATAGACAGGGTTTATCCATTACAGCTAAGTTTGGTAGCCCAATACAAGAGGGAGCAAATGCTGTTCCTGCTGCAGTTGCACAAGCTACACTAATTCAAGCTTCAAGATACTTTCAGAGAAAAAATAGCCCAATGGGTTTTTCTGGTAATCCAGAAACAGGACAACCTGCTGTGGTATTTTTATCAGAACTAGATCCAGATGTTAAGAACTTAGTTAAAACATTTAAGAAAACAACAATAACTCTTGCATCAGGGAGACCTTATGTGGGGCTTACTGCTATAAATACCAATAGACAGTATGATGTATGAAACTAACATTAAATGGAGCATTAGATCTTAGTAGGTCTATAAATTCACAAACTATTTGGAATAAAAGAAGCAATGACTTCTTTAATGATTTAGCAAGAGAACTTAAACAAGATTCTTTAAATGCACTAGAAAACAAGCCATCTCCTAGATCACAAGCAGGTAGAGGCAATAAAAACACAGGTAAGACTAGGAGATCTGTATTTACAGCTAAATTAGGAAACACAAATAGGCTTAGAATGTCAGAGGGCTTTAAATTAGCTACAGATTTAAACTATGCACCTTTTATTCATGGTAAGCCAATATATAGAGGATTTAGCCCAATAAAGAGAACAAAGCCTTTCTTTCCTCCATATCAAGAGGGATCAAGCCTAGCTAAGTGGGCTAAGAGAGGACAACCTAAGATGAATCCTTTTCTTGTTGCTAGAGCAATATCTAAGAGAGGTTTAAAGATGAAGCCATTTATTGGTGGTGTTGTCTATGAGAAACAGAAAGAGATTAAAGAGGGTGCAGAGAATATGTTAAGATTAATAGCAAAAGATATAGCTAGGAGTGTTAAGTAATGGCTTTATTAACAAGCATAAGAGATGGCTTAAAAACAAGATTAGAAACAATATCTGGACTTACTGCAAGTGAGTTTGTGCCAGATTATATAGTACCTCCAATAGCTCTAGTAGCACCACTAAATAGTCTTAACTATGATTCAACAATGGGCAGAGGTGCAGATACTTATGAAATACCAATAGTGGTTTATATCTCCAGAATAGATGCTCAAACTTCTCAGGATGAGGTAGATGCTTACTTAGCTTCAACAGGAGCTACATCAATAAAAGCTGCTATTGAGGGAGATCCAACTTTGGGAGGGGCAGCAATGTCTGTTAGAGTAATAAGTGCAACTGATTATGGAGAGTATGAAGTTACACAGGGTACAAGCTATCTTGGTGTAACATTCAATGTAGAGGTAATAGCATGAAAGTGAAAATATTAGTTGGAAGTGATTTTCCAATAAACAAAAAAGAAGTAAGAGCTGAAGCAGGAGAAGTTTTAGAATTGCCTGATAAAGTGGCTAAAGCATTAATTAAGAACAATGCAGCAATTAAGTTTGATAGTAAAATGATGAAAGAGGAGGAGGAATAGTAGATGCCTACATTCACACATGGTAAAGATGCAGTAATATTATTAGATAATACTAATCTTTCAACAACATTAACAGATGCCTCTTTATCACTTACAGCAGATGTAACAGAAACTTCTACATTTTCTAGTTCTAGTAAAACTTATGTAGCAGGATTGAAAGATGGCACAGCTACTCTTTCTGGATATTATGAAAGTTCAAGTCCAGATGCAGATGCTGAGTATTTAGCTCAGTTGGGAGGATCTGGTGCAGCATTCTCTATTGCTCCAATAGGATATACAAGAGGCAATTCAGTATCTTTTGGAACTACAATAGAAACATCTTATGATAGATCAGCAGATGTAGGATCAGTTGTTGCAGTAGCAGTAGCATTCCAATTTAGTGGAGATGCTTTTAATGGTAAGTCTTTACTTACTCCAACTGCTGTAACAAGTACAAGTAATCAAACATCAGTAGATTTTGGAGCTGCAGGTACAAATGGTGGTGCAGGAGTTCTGCATTGTACAGTAAGTAGTGGTAGCCCAACTTTAGATGTTAAAATACAAACAAGTTCTGATAATGCTTCTTTTTCTGATTATATAACTTTTACTCAGGCAACAGGAACAACATCAGAACTAAAAACAAGTGCAAGTAATCCTGCAAGATATGCAAGAGCAGTTCTAACCTTTGGTGGATCTGGTAGCATAACAGCAGCAGTAGGATTTGCACAGGGATAAATTAGAGAAATAGGAGAGGATAAATGCCAACATTTACACATGGAAAGAATGCAGCTTTTAAAATAGATGATTCTGGAGGTACATTAAGAGATATTTCTAATGTTCTTACAGATGTTGCTATTTCAAAAACTGCTGATGTAGCTGAAGTTTCTGCATTTTCAAATAGTTCTAAAGCTTATGTAGCAGGACTTAAAGATGCAACAATAACAATTTCAGGATCTTTTGATGCAACTGTTGATGGTTATCTCAAAGCTATAGTTGGAGCTGCAGGATCTTTTGAGTTCTATCCAATAGGAACTACAGGAGGCAATCCAAAAGCATCAGGAGAGGCTATCTGCACAAGTTATGATAGAACACCAGATGTAGGAGGAGCAGTAAGCTTCTCAGCAGCTTTTCAAGTTAGTGGAGATGTAACTGAGGGAACTGCTTAGAATAATACTTAAGTAATTCACAACAGAAAGAGGTAATCATGAAAAGACTTACTTTAGATGATATATCTAATGCCCCATCTTTACCTGAGAAAGAAATTGAAATTCCTGAATGGGAAGCAACTGTATTAGTTACAGGTTTAACTAAAGCTGATACTGTAGAAATCAATGAACTTTCAGAGGTTGAGGGTGTAAGAGATGAAGTCTTATTTGAAAAACATCTTTTGCTCAAAGGCATAAAAGAGCCACAACTAGATGATTTAGATCAAGTTGAGGAGTTCTACAGCAAAGCAACACCTGCAATAATAGATAAAATATTAATAGGCATTTATAGGTGTATGGCTTGGACTAAGGAGGATCAGGCTTCTATAGCCTCTGAGTTTCCAGAATAGTACAGAGTTGGCTTTTGAATTTAGACTAGCTTTAGATTTAGGCATGACAGTTGATTCTCTAAGAAAATCTATGAGTATGCAAGAGTTTGAGTCTTGGAAGTTATACTACATAGATAGAAATAAAAAAGAGCATAAGGCTAGAACAGAAGCTAATGCTAGAGCAAAATTGAGGAGATAATGGCTAGAGCAACTTTAGAGATGTTCCTAAAGCTAACAGGAGCTAATAAAACATCTCAGGGATTAGATAAAGTATCTAAATCAACTACAAAACTTGATAAAGATGTTAAAAATAGTGTTAAATCTAATGCTCAATTTAGTGCAGGTATGTCTGGAATTGGTGCAACTGCAATAGTGGGTGCAGCAGGTTTAGCTGCCAAATCTCTTTTAGATTTTTCTATGGCAGCAATACAAGCAGCTAGTTCAGCTCAAGAAGCTGCAGGAGCTTTTGGAACTACTTTTGGTGGTGCTGCAGAACAACTCAACAAACAACTTGCAGAAAATGCTAATTTATTTGGATTAACAACTTCAGAAGCACAACAACTTATTTCAGTTTTTGGATCTGTTGCACAGGGTATAGGCTTTACTCAATCAGAATCAGCAGATTTATCATCAGAACTTTTTAACTTAGCAGGAGATATAGCATCTTTTAACAACATTACAGCAGGTGCAGCTCCTGTTTTACAAGCATTTAGATCTGCATTAGTTGGAGAAAGAGAAGCTCTTAAGACTTATGGTATAGCTATAACTGAGGCAGAAGTTCAAACAAAGGCTTTTGAACAAACAGGAAAAACAAGTGCTGATGCTTTAACAAGACAAGAAAAAGCATTAGCCACATCTGCTTTAATATTTGAAAGAGCAACAGTTCAGCAGGGCAATGCTGCTAGAGAAGCTTCAGGATTTGCTGCACAAACACTTATAGCAAGAAGTGCTACTCAAGAACTTAGAGAGGAACTTGGAGAGCAATTACTTCCTGCAGCAGGGGAAGTATTAAGAGTATTTAATGAAATAAGAGAGGATTCAACTCCTGAATTAATAAATAGATTTTCTGATCTTAATTTACAAATTCTTGGTGTTGTTTCTAGTTTTGAATTTTTAAGAGAAGCATTATCTTTTGGTAAGGATGCTTCAGAGGAAAATCTTAGAACACAGTTAGCATCTGCTAATGCAACAACAAGAATAGGTGCTGCATTAAAAGCATTAGGCATAATAAGAAAAACTGAAATGGCAGTAGAAAAAGCTCAAGAAAATCAAACATTAAGAACTATTGAACAATTTGAAAACTATAAATCTACACAAGATGCAATAACAAAATCAATGCAAAAAAATAGAACTCAAACAAATATAAATAGAGTTGCACAAGAAAAATATCAAACTTTATTAAATAAAAAGACATTACCAACACTTGAAACATATCTTAAGTTTATGAATCTTTTAAATGAGGAAAATGATGATGTTATTGACAGATCTAAAGAGCTATCAAATGCACAAGATAGAGTAACTGAAGCACAAAGAAAAGAAGCTCTATCTACAGCAGAGGAAGCCTTACAAAAAAAAGAACTAACAAAAGAAATAGCAGAGTTATTATTTTTTCAGCAACAGGGTGCTAATGTCTCTGAGGAGTTAGCAGTAGCACAAGAAAAACTTAGATTAATAGAGTTTGAATTAACAAGAGAATCAGAGGAGCTAAGAGATGCTAAAGCTGATTTATCAGAAGTAGAAGCAGAGTTAATTCCAAAAGTTGAGGAAACTACAAGCAAATTAGCAGATCAAGCACAAAAATTCTTAGAACTTAATGAAAAAGTTGAATTGTTTAAAGAATTAGCTGCTGATGAGGAATTTATGGATATTGCAAGAGAAGCAGGAGAAGCAAATCCATTTTTAGCTACAGGGTTAGGATTAATGAGTGGTTTAGCCAAAATACAGGGATTAGATGATAGGGCTATTGAATTAAATAATATGGCAAGAGCTGCAGAAAGATTAGCAGATGCACAAGCAGGATTGTTTGATAATGTTCCTGTTACTAAATTTACACCTCCAACTGTAGATCCATCCACACTTTTGCCTCCTGATTTTATTGATAAAGGTTTATTAGATGCTTTAGCAGGTATTGGTAATGGGGCAGTAGTAGATGGAGATGTGTTAGGAGATCAATCTAATGTTAGTAGTAATAACTCTGGTGGAGATACTAATCTAAATTTAACTTTAGAACTTGATGGAGATGCAATTCAAAAATTTAATACTAAATTGCAACAACAGGGAAAAACATTTTTGGTTAATTAATGTCTGTTAATTTTGATTCTAATGTATCTATAACTGTAGAAATAGCTTTTGATAGCAATCCTTTAGATAGTTCTCAAACATTTACTGATGTTTCACAGTACTTAAGAAGCTTTACAACAACAAGAGGTAGAGTTAGTAACTTATCAGATTTTCAAACAGGTACAGCTATTGTAGAGCTTGATAATAGAGATAATAGGTTTTCTCCTAATCAATCAACACATTACTTTGATTCATCAGCAGGGAGAACAAAGATACAACCATTAAAAAGATTGAGGATTAGGGCTACTCATAGTTCTACAACTTATGATCTTTTTCATGGTTTTGTTGAAAGCTTTCCTGTTCAGTATGCAGGGCAGGGTTATGATTCAACTACAAAAATTAGAGTTGTAGATGCTTTTAAATTGTTTTTTAATGCAACTTTAGATGGTATTGGATGGCAATTAGGTATTTCTAAGCTAGGATCTACAACTAGGCTTACACTTACTCAAGCACAAGAATTAAGCTCTGTAAGAGTTAAAAACATACTTGATAGCTTTGGATATTCAAATCAGGCAATATCTACAGGACAATTACAAGTTACTACACAATCTACAACAGATAATCTATTAAATGCACTTAGAAAAGTAGAAACAGCAGAAAATGGTACATTTTTCATAGCAGCTAATGGAGATGCAACATTTAGAGATAGAAACTTCAGATTAACTAATACAACTACACCATCAGCTACTTTTGGGCAGGGTGTTTCAGATTTACCTTATGTAGATATAGTTTCATCTTATGATGATAATAAAATTATTAATACAGTACAAAGAACAAGATCAGGTGGATCAACACAAATAGCTATAGACTCTGATAGTGTTGAGAGATTTGGAACTCATGTTTTAACAGAAACAAATACATTAAATATACAAGATAGTGATGCTGCTTCTATTGCAGAACAGAAAGTAGTAGCTAACTCTATACCACAAACAACTGTAGAGAGCTTATCTTTTGCTCCACAACAAAATGTAAATTTATGGACTAAAGCATTAGGATTAGATATAGGAAGTTTTGTTGAGGCAAAAGTAACAACACCATCTAGCACAGTAGAAACTTATGATTTGTTTATTGAGAGAATTAAACATAAAGTAGATGCTAGGAATAAGACTTGGAATTGGCAGATAGGACTATCTCCTGCAGAAACAGGAGCTTGGATTCTAGGGGTTAATAGTTTAGGAATTGATACAAATCTAAGTTATACTTAGAAAGATTAAAGGAGATTTTACAATATGGCAGCAGGAGCTTGGTTTGATTGGAGTACAGGAGATCTAGTAACAGAGGCTAGATTTCAAGATATTCAAGATTCAATAGTCTTTATATATGCATCAGAAGCAGCAGCTAATTCAGCTCTAACAAATAAAGTTGAGGGAACTGTTTTCTTTGATACTACAGCAAATGTATTAAAAGCATGGAATGGATCTGCTTGGGTATCAGCTGAAGCAGGAGACATTACAGCAGTTACAGCAGGAACTAACCTTAATGGTGGTGGAGCTACAGGAGATGTAACAGTCAATCTTGATTCAACTGTAGAAAGTATTGCACTAAAGGATTATTCAGAGGTAGATGTTGCAGTAACAAGCTCTAGTGGAGTTGTAGCTATAGATATGAACAATGGAAACACAGGATCTATAACTCTTACAGAAAACATTACAGATATAGATTTCACTAATGTTCCTGCTAATGGTGTTTCTACATTTACACTACAAATAACACAGCATGCTTCAAGTGCTAAAACAGTTGCAATCAATGCAGTTACTGTAAATGGTGGTGGTAATGTAACTGCAAAAACAGCAGGTGGAGTAGGATATACAGTTACATCAGATGCAAATGCTATTGATCTA